GATTCGCTCTAGCCACCATTCACATATTAAAAGATAAAAAGGATTAAAGATGAAAAGTTTAAGTGAATTCGCAAAACAACCAGAACTAATACAAATCATTCTTGACAGCGAAGATATCGTTGCTGAGTTTGGTGAACCTGTGACCTTCTACATGAAAGACTATGTAGATATCAATACCTATTTTGACTTCTTCCGTGGCCAAGCAGAACATGGCGATGGATTGAACACACTACTAAGACGAATTATCTTAAATGAAAATAGTGAACCTGTTCTTAAAGAAGGCGATACGCTACCAGTCAACTTGGCTGTGGCAGTATTGGGTAAGGTGAATGAAAATTTGGGAAAGTTAAAAACCAAGCCGTTGACGAAGGAGACTGGGACTCAGCCAAGTTAATAACCATAGGTTATTTGGCCAAGACATACAATCAATTGCCTAGTGTAGTATTACGCGAAGCAACCACATTTGATATCATGGTCACAGATGTTTATGCGGCTTGGGAACATTTCAATCAGAATCCAGGTGACAATGATCAGTATGATGTAGAACAATTGAAAGCATTTAAAAAGGGGTTATGATGGCAACAAATATTCAAAATAGAATTAAGCAGATACAAAAGGTGCTTGATCCTAAGAATCTGACCAATGTTGCTTATCCTGTGTTCCTTAAGAATACTCCTATTAAGACTGGCAATGCTCGCAGTCATACTGTTAAAAATGTTGATGAGATTGAAGCAAATTATCCCTATGCTCGACGATTGGACAATGGTTACAGTCGACAAAGCCCAGCCGGTATGACCAAGCCTACCATAGCCGCGGTTAGGGCATACATTAAACAAACACTAGGAATCTAACATGGCAACAATAGATAATTTTACAGTTAAGGTTGGCGTTGAAGGCGCCGCCACTCTTGATCAGGTTAATGCCAAGTTAGCCAGCATTGATGAAAGTGCGAAGAAAACTGCTACTGCAATGAATCAAGTTCAAGGTGGTGTACGCAATGTTGCTTATCAAATTCAAGACTTAGCAGTTCAACTTGCCGGTGGCACCAATGCTTTTGTAGCCTTTGGTCAGCAGTTACCACAATTACTATCAGGCTTTGGTCTATTCGGAGTTATTGCTGGTGCTGTGGCTGCCGTGGGTATTCCATTACTACAGATTGGATTGAAAGCCGCAGGTGTTGATTTCCGTAATTTAAAAGAGATGACGGATGATGCCAGCAAAAGTACTCAGGCTTACTTAGATGCACAAAAGGCCAACCAAACAACATTGGCTGGTTTAGGTAACAGTTATGGAGCATTGACTAATGAAGCCAAAGCATTTTTTGAATTAAGGGAAAGATTAACTCAACAAAAAGCCGAGCGAGATGCTACTGATGCAGTTAAAGAATTGCGAGATGAATATGGCAAGATGAGCCGTGAACAAGTTGAAGCCAATAGAAGATTTGCTTCAATGATACCCGGTGGATTAATTGGAACAGAATTACTTAAAAATTATAGAGAATTTGCCAAAGGTCTAACAGAAGAACAAGGATTTAAAGTTGCGGAAATGCTTAAAGGCATTGATGCCGCCAGTCCTGAAAAGACTGTGGCCGCATTGAATAGTGTTTTAGATTATCTTGGTCAACTTGGTCCACAGGCAGAAAAGTTCAAACAGGTATTTGAAAAATCCATTGAACCTATAATGAAGGTCAATGAAGAAATAATCAAAAACAAAACCAACATTAAGGAAGCCGCTGAACAGGCCAGTGCGTTTAATACCAAACTTCTTGATATTCAATCCAATTATGTTGGTAAGATTGGTGATGCCCGCCGAGCATTTAATCTAATTGGTGCCCTAAGATTAGAACAAGAAGAAAAGATAAAAGAAATACAGGCACAGTTTGCTGAAAAGAACAAAGATGGTGTCAATAGAACTAAAGAACAGTTGGCCGCTGAAAATAAAGTTAGAGCAGAGATAGGCGATAAAATTAAAGATGTGCAAAATGCACAGGTTGAAACAACTCGTTCTGCTACCTTAACCAATGAAGCCAAAGCCCGCCAACTTGACCTAGAAGAAAAGATTGTGTTACTTCAAGACATGGGTCGTCATTCATTAAGTTATGAAGTGCAATACCAAGCAGACCTTGCTAAAAATGCAATTGATTATAAAGATGCCCTAATTGCCACTGCGGAACAAAGACGAAAAGGTCTAATCACTGGCGAACAACAGGCCACTTTAGATGCTCAAGCCGCTAAGAATAGATCACAAGCAGACACCAATGCTGAATTAAACAGACAAAAGCGTATTGCTGATGCGGCAGATGCTCAACGAGCCGCCCTATTTGAATTAGACAGCAAGCAAAGAGCCATTGGCTATGATGCCGAAACATTAAAGATCAGACAGAATATGCGTGAAGCATATCCTGAAGATATTGATACTGCTGTTAAGATTGCACAACTTAAAAACAATGAACTTGAGATTGAACGCAAGATCAATGAAGAAGTAGCATTAGGAAAAATCAGTCAAGCAGATGCCACAGAGCGCATTGGCAAATCAAGAGAAGAACTGCAGGCCGCACTGGAATTAGAGCGTGCCCGAAACAGAGAAGCATTAAGATATAAAACAGGAACCGCCGCAGAAGGTGCCGCTGCCGCCATGGCTAAAATTGCTAGAGAAAACTTATCATCTTTTGAAAAGTCAGGAAAGATGGTTGAAAGCGTCTATGGCAACATGATGAATGCGGTTGACAAGTTTGTTGATTCAGGCAAGTTTAAATTTAAAGACTTTGCGGCCAGTGTGATCCAAGACTTGATCAAGATAGAAATGAAAGCACAGGTTACTAGCATATTCACAAGTCTAAGAAGTGCAGGTGGCAGTTTCTTTGATACTATTGGATCATTCTTAACAGGTAAGGCAGAAGGTGGCCCTGTTAACAGTGGCACACCTTACATTGTTGGTGAGCGTGGTCCTGAACTATTTGTTCCATCAAGTGCCGGTAGCATTGTATCTAATAAAAATATGTTGAAGAATGGCGCCGGTGGTGGCACAACCTATGTTAACTATCATATCAATGCTGTGGATTCAATGAGTTTCAAACAGATGTTAGCACAAGATCCATCCTTCCTACATTCAGTTGCTGAAGTTGGTCGAAGAGCAATTCCATCTACTAGAAGGTAAACAATTATGACATTTCAAACAGTATTCGATTACGCTGAAACACTCAGCATTAACAAATTAAAGAAAGTGGCACAGACTGTCAGCCGTGATGGTGTTGTTAAAACAACCAGCCTAGGTGGACAGGCATGGGAATTTGAAGTTAAATTATCCGACGGACATCAATGGACAACATTTCGTCCTCTAATTGAAAAGATGGAAGCATTGGATCGAATCACAGCCGACAATGTGAATTTAAACAAAACAGCAATGAGTTGGTTCAATCAATATCAAGGCAATTATTCTAGCATAGTTGGCAATATTACTGTTACCTATGCCAGTGGTAATACGCTGACTATCAGTAATGGACCTAATCTACAGAGTGGTTACAAATTTAAGTCTGGTGACCTTATTCAATTAGGTACCAGTGGCAAGGTATATAGTGTGGTCAATGATGTTCCTTACAGTTCAAATACCATTACAGTACATAGACCTGTGCGTGAAGCCGCTGGAACATACACCTTAGCAATAGGACCTAATGTTTATTGGAATGTTATCTGCACACAATTTCCCAAATGGACATTGGTTGAGCGTAATAGAATTAGTTGGAGTGGACCTTTTGTGTTCTCTGAAGTTCTATGACAATTAATTTAACACCTTATAAAAGTATTCAGACTAATCTATTTGTTAGATTAGACATCCCTGGTTATCAAGTATTGACATTCAGTGATTACCATAAGACATATACATTAGGCTCAACAACTTATCAAGGTCTAGGACAAATGTTGAGTATTTCAAATACCAGCAACAGTCTAAGAGCAACCACTGAAGAATTGACATTGACTATATCAGGTATTCCTAGTGGTAATGTCAGTGATATTATAGGACATAAAATTAAAGGCAGTAAGATTGATGTTTATCGTGCATTCTTTAATCCCTCTACTGGTGAACTTTTAAATATTGCTGGTAACCCTGCAGGCAAATTCCACGGAGTTATCAACAATTACAATATATCAGATGATCTTGAAATGGGCAGTAGCACTGGTCAAGTCATTATGGTATTATCAGCAACCAGTGTGGTAGATTTATTGAACAACAAAATTGCAGGACGCAGAACCAATCCTATTGATGAAAAGATATTCTTTCCTAATGATAAGTCAATGGATCGTGTGCCAGCATTGGCCAAAAGCAATCTAAACTTCGGAGCACCTGTATGAGTTTCTTAAGCGGCATAGTTGAATTCCTATCAGGTAACAGTATTGCCAGTTCATTGGTCAAGGTTGCTGGTATGGCCTTTGTGGCTAAAAAGATAGCAGACAGCACCAATGCTAGTAATAATACTGATGGTACAGCCAACATTGACCAAGGTGTTCGATTACAAATTCCACCTGCGGCAGACAGTAAGATCCCTGTACTCTACGGCAATGCTTTCTTTGGTGGCAACATAACGGATGCTGTTATGACCAATACCAACAAGACCATGTGGTATTGTTTAACCTTAAGTGAAAAAACTGGCACATTATTAAGCACAGGCGATGACAGCGCCTATACATTTAAAGATATCTATTGGAACAAACAAAGAATTAATTTTAAATCAGATGGTATTACAGTTGACCATACAACCGATAGTAATGGCAATGTTGATACTAGTTTAAATGGCCTTGTTGAATTTTATTGCTTTGCAGGTGATAGCACAAAACAAGTTATTCCAAATCCATATGTTAATAGTACCAGTACCAATGCTTATGATTTAATTCCGGGTTGGACTAGTTCAACGCATATGATGAATGATTTAATATTTTCAATATGCAAAGTTACCTACAATAAAGATAAAAATGTTACAGGATTAGGAGAAGTGTTATTTAATATTGATAACACAATGAAACTACCTGGTGATGTTCTTAATGACTACATGACAAATACAAGATATGGCGCTGGCATTCCTAGCACGGAGGTTTATTCACAATGAAAAGTTTAAAAGAATTAAACACATTCTCTGCGCAGAGTTTGGCCTATGACGACCAAGGTACAGGAGCACAAACTTTAGCAGATCGTTATCAAATTAATGGATTGCTTGATACTGCTCAACCTGTTATGAAAAACATTGAGAAGGTATGTAATGCCGCAGGCAGTTGGTTAAGTTATGACATACATGAAGGTAAATGGGGTGTTGTTATTAACACATCGGCCACTAGTGTTGCTAGTTTTAATGAAACTAATATTATAGGCAATATCTCAATCAATGGAACAGGTCTTTCCGAATTATACAATAGTGTAAGAGTAGAATTTCCGCATAGAGAATTAAAAGATAGTGCAGATTATGTTACCATTGCGATTCCTGATGTTGATAAAAACGCTAATGAAGCCACTAACACTTTAAACCTTTCCTACGATATTATTAATGAACCTATTCAGGCACAATTATTAGGATTCATTGAACTTAAACAAAGCAGGATTGACCTTGTTATTAAATTTGCCAGTGACTTCAGTAAGATCAGTTTAAAAGCAGGTGATATTATTGATGTTACTGATAGTAGATTAACATTCAATGCCAAACTGTTCAGAATTATTTCTATGACTGAGGTACAAGATGACCAAGGTGCTCTTAAAGTAGAAATTACAGCATTAGAATATGATCCTGATGTTTATTCTGTTGCCAATCTATATCGTTATACAAGAAGTGATGCGGATGGTATCATTACCATTGGTAACATTGGTGTTCCAACAACTCCTACAGTAACTAAATTTGAAATTGATAGCCGTCCTAGAGTTGTTATTGCTACAACTAGTCCAACTGGTGTTGTTGAAGGTATTGAATTCTGGTTAACAACCGATGTTTCAGTACCTCTTGATGAAAATAGAAATTATACATTGATAGGTACAACTAGACCTGTTAATGGTAATACATTCCCAAGCGGTACGCAGGTACAATTTGATTATGATATTATATCAACAGGCAATTTTCTAGTTAAGGCACGAGGTATCAATTCAACTACAGCCGGGTCATTTAGTCCTACTAACGGATTTAATTTTACACCAACTCAACAGACACAGGCTATTGGTCCAGAAACAAAAATATTAGATCTAGCAGGTGGATTATTGTTAACATATGGAGCACAATACCTATTAGGCAAATTAGGTGGATTGGTATTGGGCAACACAGGAAGTAATACTTTAATTGATAATATTCTTAAAACTATTACCAGTGCAACAGGTATTAATTTGTCAAGTGGCAGTGTACCAACAACTCCATTAAGCGTTTATGATGAAGGAACTATTGTCAATGCCAGTGCAACAAAAATAAATTTCCAAGGTGATGGTGTTGTTGCTACACAAAATGGCGATGTAATAAATGTGGTTATTGGCAATAGTGGTGGATCAACTTCTACTAGCAATATAGGATTAATTTCAGTTACTTCAGTTACACCTAATCATGGTCCTCAAGCCGGTGGTACAGCAATTTCAATTATTGGTACCGGCTTTGAAACTTATACAGCCACACAGGTATTAATTGGTGGATCTGCCGCAACTAATTTTGTTCGAATTGATGATACTTTAATTAATTGTACAACACCTGCGCATGGTGCCGGTGCAGTCAGCGTTAATGTTAGAAACCCTAGTACAGGTGCAGTTAATTTAGATAATAATTATTTTACATATGATACAGTAGGTTATCTAACTCCTTCAGTGAAATATCCTGCAAGCATAGGTGGATTTGCCATTGATGAAGTTCCGGGAAATACAGGTGGACAAGCCGCGCCAGTTAGAGGAAGTTATTTTATAAAATTTACTGGTCCTACTCTTTATGGTGCATTGGCCGCAGGTTCAGGAAATGCTAAACTTTATAAATCAGATGGCACATTGGTTGAAACATTGGCCGCCTCTAGTTTAATCTATCATAATGATGTGGTTGAATTTCCTTTTGCCACAAGAGAATTTGGTACAGATTATTATATAACAATAGATGAAGGTACCATTACCTATTGTACAACTTGGATCAATTACAAATTTGGTAAAACAACTTGGGCATTTAATACACCTGCCTATGATGTTACTCCATATAATATTTCAGGTAGTTCATTATCAACCTTTACCTATTCAGCACCAACAGTAATATCAATTAATCCAAGTGGAACTAATGCACCATTTGCTGATAACTTATCAATCTATTGGAGCAAAAATGTTCAGAAAGGTTCTGGTACTGTAAAACTTTATAAAGACAGTGATGATAGTCTTGTAAATTCATTTAATATCAGTAGTGGTAGTCTTTCAGGAAATAGATTAAGTTTTTCAGGACTGGCAAGTTTATTGGTGGCCAATACAAAATATTATATTACCATAGATGCCGGTGCTGTTCAATCAGAAGAAGGTACTGATTGTCATACACAGGTACTTGCTACCAATGCCGCAGTAGTTAAGGCTAATAATTTAACCTTTACAACTTTAACTATATTTGCTTTAACCAGTTTTAAAGTTGAAAGTGGACCATTATATAATAATCCTAGTGAAGGCGGTTCAACAGATCCTGACTATCAAAAGATTAATCCACAGACTTATATTCAATTGACATTTAATAGAACACCTGTTATTTCAGCAGGAACAATTACAATTTACAAAGCAGATGGCAGTATACATCAAGAATTTAAGTATCCAGCGGTTAATGATTATGTTGGTAACATAGCATGGATACCTGGATCAAATTCAGTTAGATTTAATCCTACTAAAGATTTAACACCAGGAACAACTTATTATATAAATGCTACACAAGGATCAATTAGAGATAGCAATAATGCACCATGGGCTGGAATAACAAATTCAACTGACATTAGATTTACAGTCGATCCAGGTCCAAGTGTTACAACTTCACCTGTTACTGATGGTAATAGTAAAATTATTATGAGATTTGATAGAACAATTGATCCTGGAGCAGGATCAATGCAGGTTGTAGATGCATTAGGTAATTTTGTAGGTACATTCTCTAGTACAGATCCTTCGGTTACCTATCAATAAGGAACTATAAATGACAACAAATTTAACAAACGGTACACAGATTTCAATAGATCCTTCTACACTCCCTATTGATTGGCAACCAGGTCAAAATTATACTATTATATTAAATGAAGGATTTGTAATTGAAACTGAAAATAATAGAACTCCAAGTCCTTATCAAACAAGTTCATTTACAACATTTTCTACGGCATTAGATTATACAGGAGTTAATCCTGGATCTGGTTCTACGGATGTGTTTACCAGTACTGTTTTCATTAATTACAATAGAAATGTACAAATTGGTACAAATACAAATTATTATCTTTATAAAAGTGATGGTACATTGGTTAGTACAATACCTGTTACCAGCACCCGTGTTAAACGATTAACAACTTCTACTATCAAATGGTTATCAACTACCACGGCTGTATTTTCAACAGCCACGACTAGTACATACTCATCTGTTTCAACTAGTTCTAATGTTTTTGTTGATTTAATTCCAACTAATATTACCACAGTTACAAATTATGAACCACCAAATAGCAAGAGTGTTTATACAACAATAACAAAAGATATTTCAGGCATTACGACCACAACTGAAAAACAAATTAGAATTAATTTAACTGGAAATATTTTACCTAGCACAGAATATCACATTAGAAGTGATGCAGGCGTAGTAGTTGATATGTTTAAACTAAAATCAGCACCACATATTGCTACAACAATTACAAAATTTACAACTGGTGCTGGACCTACTATTGTTGGTATAACTCCTTCTTATAATACCACTACCAATATCAATGCTGTTACAATCCAATTCAGCAAAGTTATGACATTGAATACTGGTAACTTTTATTTGAATAATAATTTAGGAACAATTAGAACTATTCCAGTTATTGGTCCAACTGTTAGTTTATTAAACACCAATACAGTTCAAATTACAATCAACAATGAACCAACTCCAGAAGATGCTTATTATCTAGCATGGGATGAAGGTGTTTTAATTGATACAAATACATTGGCTATCTATGGTGTCAATGATGATGGAGCAGTTAAATTTTATAATCAGGTTATGCGAGGATTAGGATCTAAAATATATGATCATGGCAATCCAACTTATCCATTTACCACTGCTACCATTACTGATCTAAACACAGGATCATATCAATTAACAGTTAGCAGTCCATATGGTGAGTTTAGTCATTTATCTGCAGGTACTAATGGAGGCACATATTGGTCAATGACTGGAACTCCAGCACAAATTAATGCGGCTATTCCAACTATTAAATTTGTTCCTTCTACTAATTTTGGTGCAGATACAAATTACCATTGGGTATTGACTAGAGATTCAGTTCCAATCTATGATCAAACATTTGATTTAATTGGTGGTCCATATCAATTACCAATTGCTCCTCCCGGTGATCCCGATAATGTTAATCCAGCCAATCGTGCAACATTGACATTTACTGTTAATTCATTAGGAGTAATTAATGAGCCTGTTACTTTAACTGCTACCATAGTCAGTTATGTACCATTAGGTGGCGTAGTTCAATTTAAGAACAGTGGATCTGTTATTGCTACTGCTACGATGTCTAGCAGTGGATTAGCCACTACCACTACAATATTCTTAACAACTGGAACCAAGGCTATCAATGCTGTTTGGTTAGGTGGACAAATGGGCGATCTAAAATATGATACATTGACCAGTAATACTGCCAGTGTGTTTATTGATGCGGCCTCTTATATAAATTTCAGCATTAGATCAGATGACAATCCTCAAAGGAGTGTAAATTCTAGTACATTTACAGCCATTGCCACTGCTTCCACAACTTTATCAGGACCAGTTACTTTTGGTGTTTACAATACTTCAACTAGAGCATTTACTCAAATATTAGGCACAAGCAGTTTTGTAAACAATTCAGCAACTATTACTGTCAACAGTGGAACATTTGGTGTTGGTACCTATACCATTGCGGCTGTATGGACTGGATCCAATCTCATACCAAAATATTATGCCAGCACAGCAACTATTCAACAATCATATGTTAATAAAGGTCCGGTTAGATTGATTGCTAAGAATCCTAGTTTCTATTGGCACAACATTGATGGCGTTAGCCTTGATACTGCGGCCTTTGCTGAAATAACTATCAGTGGAATTTATTCAGCACATCAACCAACTGGTACGGTAAAATTATTTGATGGTGGTACATTGTTAGACACAATGAATTTAAGTGAGAGAACAATCTTTACTTGGAATCCTACTAACTTTAATCAGGTTGATGCCGGCAATAGAACATTAACAGTTCAATATCTAGGTGATGACTGGAACTTGACCGCCACAACCAGTACAGCATTTAATACTGTTACACAGACAACTGGAACTTATTTGTTTTCTGCTTATAGTCGAAGAAATAGTTCTATGACATTGTCAACTACTGCTACAACCAGCACAATCTATCGTCCATATGGCACAATTAAATTTAAAGCAGAAACAACTAGTACCTATTGGAACAACAAATTAATTAATGTTAAAGAAAATAGTAACATTATAGCCACTGCGGCTGTTACAGGAACTACTGCAACATTTATTATTGATAGTAAAGATATTGGTATTGGTTCACACGCCATTAGAACACAATATCCACAAGATTGGGCCTATAATGAAGTTCTCAGTAATATTTCAACAATTACTATTGCAAAAACTACATTGCCTATTACATTGACAAGAACTAGTGCCACAGTATTGCGTCCAAGTACAATTACATTAACACTTGCTTCGACTGCTAGTTTCTATACAGCCGAAACCGTACAAATCTATGACAATGGTCAACCTTGGTTTACTGTTTCTCATAGCGGAACTTCAACTACAATTACCACAAGTTCAAGTTTCTTCTCAACTGGCACACACATTATCAAGGCTGGCATAGCAGAAGATGACAATTATAATGCTGTTCAGAGTTCTACTTCTACAATCTTTATTGATAAGAGCAGAATACCTTTGACATTAGATACACAGACAACTGCTACTATCTATAGACCAAGTAACATAACATTTAATGTTAGATCAACAGGTTCATTTAATGTACCTAAAACTATTGTTCTAAAAGACAATGGTGTTGCAATAACCACTGCTACCTATACAGGAACTGCAACTACCATTACCACAAGTTCAAGTTATATTGATGTTGGTTCACATAATTTTGAAGTGGTGTTTGCAGAAGACAATGATTACTATAGTGTTTCAACTTCATCTAATGTCTTTAGTGTTGACAAACAAACAAGAGGTGCAATAATCTTAACGGCTTCTACTTCAACAATTACAAGACCAAATACTGTTGTTTTCACTGCTACTACCGCAGATTCATTCTATAACGGTAAGAATATTATTTTAGTTAATAACAATCAAAATATTGGATCAATGACCTTTACAGGATTTACTGCTACCACAACTATCAGCACATCATTGTTATCAGTTGGTTCAAATGAAATAACTGCTAGATTTGTTGAAACTAATGATGTTTATCCTACAGTATCAAATATTTCAACTGTTACCACTGTAAAACAATTTGGTGGTAAGTTGTTATTCCAAGGTCCAACAACCACAGCAACAACCTACACTCCTGTCAATGCAATATATGGTGGTGGAACTCAGGTACAAAACAATCCGTTTAATGTTAATGTAATTCCAACATTTACATTTACTATAACAAGTACATCAACTTACTTTAATGGTAAGACTGTTGGTCTATATATGCACAATGAAACTAATCAAACAACTAGTTTATTGAGTAATACAACTATCAGTAATGGATCTGGAACATTTGTTATAAGTTCTACTTCTAGTCAGTTTGCAATTTATAGTTCTAGTCCTGGATATAGAAATTACATATATGTTCACCATTTGGGTGATGCAGATTACACAACTTCAACGGCAAATACAATATTGTCGCCTAATGAAATACATGGCATTGCACCACCAGATACTAATGAACCAATTTTGTCTACATGGCCACAGGCTGATTTGGCACAAAGTTGGATATTACAGTTATATAGACCATAAAACAGGTTTATAAGTAAATACTCAAACTGACAAGGGCCTCAGTCCTTGTCTTTTATCCCTCAGGAGAAACATAAATGGCAACATTAGACCTAGCGTCATACATCGGTGGCGCAGACCAAATTCAAACAGAAATTGCGTTTCCTTCAACGCAAAAAACCGTAGTTTATAATTTCGGACAAAGCATCACAGGATGGACTTTTATGCTGGATCATCAAACAGTGGTAGCAGATACCATTGCCTATGATAGAAATTCAGGTGCTCCAAACTTTACCGGAACTAAACTAATTGGTACATTCCCCAAAGGAACAATTTCAACTGCCACTTATGTT